CAGTTGCATCAGCTAAACCACCATTTAAAAATTCAGTAGGTTGTCCGTAACCACCTCCTATTGTAGCAATTACAGTGTAAGTGCCGCCAGAAGATGTTGCTCGATACACTTCTACGTTAGAAAAATCTTTTTGTGTAGGGTTTGTCCATATCAAACTTATAGACTTGTAACCAGACGTTGCTGATAAAGATGTAGGAACGCTAGGTGCAGTCGTGTCTCCAACAGAGCCTTGGTTTGCTGTAACAAGGTCGCTTTTTACTCCTAAAGCATTTATTGCTCTTACTCGCGTGTAGTAAGTTGTTCCTGCTTCGACAGGTGATATTACAAATAGAAGATCGTCAGTAATAATTGAAGTAAAATTGCTGTTATCTGTACTCCAAGACACTTCGTATTGACTTACAAAGGAATCAAGACTTGCTTGCCACGCAAGAGTTATCGCTGTAACAATACTTCCGTCTAATGCAACGCTTGTGCTTGCCGTAGCTGTTAAGTTTCTAGGTGGCGCAACAAAGAAAGGGTTTGGTAAGTTAGTATCAGGATACGATTTTTCTTGAGCAGAAGAATCATAAGTGTAAATTGATGGGTCGTATTCTAGTAACGTTAAATTGCATGTGCCATCATAGTTAAGCGTAATCTGCTCAACCTGAAAAGGTTTATTACCCCAATTAGGTGTAGGGTGGTTTACGGTAACTACATCTCCCACTGAAACCTGTAAAGCTTCGCTTGTAGCTTGTATAGATGCTCTTAACGCATTACGCGAACGCAACAATATAACTCGCGCTAAATCTCTAGCAACGTAATAACTTGTGCATGTTGGCAAGTCCATATCACTGACTAACAATGTTCCGTTGTCTGCGGCAAGAAAAGCGGTTTCTTCACTAGAGCCAGCATCAGGATATGTTGCGGTATCAGGCTGGTAATCTAACGTTGGATTAGCAAACTTAACGTTAACTCTATTAAACTTGTTTTCCTTTGATTCACCAGTTATTGATATGCCGCCAATTAAATTATCAACAGTAAAAGCATAAACGCTGTTAGATGACTTATCAATTTTAAGACTATAAACGCCTTGATTGTAGGGTAAGAATCCACGACATCCCATAAGCATTTTTTGTATATTTGCAAATAATGTATCGTCAGTTTGCAACACTGCATTAGTCTGAAATATTTTACCTGTGGTTCCATTACTAAAGTAGGTAACACTTGTATCACAATCATTTGCCGCAGCAGAAAACGCAACGTCATCTATCTTTGCAGATGCAAGTCCTTTACCGTATCTATTATTAGTTAAGTAATCACGAACACATAAAGCTGGATTGTCACTAAATGCAATCGCACTGCTTGGGCTTCTTGGGTCATATACCTTTTTGCCGTTAACTAAAGCAGTAATAACAGGAACGCCAGAAAATGTATCAGCATCCCACTTTAGTTTTATAGCTATATAAGCTACGCCACGCAATCTATGGTTGCTAGTCCATCCAGCATTAGCTTCTGTTAGAAGGTCGTCATAAGCTTGATTGTCTGCACCAGTATGAACATTGACGGTATACAGTCCATTGTAGCGACTATCTGTAATCGGAATGTCATCTAAATGAATGTTTGTAATCGAATGAACTTCACCTTCGCATAACGTTAGACATATATACAAAAATTCATTTGGATCGCCACCAGGAGCATTCTTAGTTGATACAAATACACGAACCCCTCCAACTCTACGAATGCCATAAATAACAGGGATTGGCTCAATGTTAGACTCTTTGTTTATTAAAAGCCCAGCCATCTCATCAGCAGCTTTCTTTGCAGCTTTTTGAGCCTTTTGCGTCATTACATAAGAAATAGCAGTTGATGCCGCGACTATCGCAACAAGTAACCAAGGAAAAGGCATTATTTACGTCCCCATTTTAAATCTTTTATTGATTTAGGCGCAAACTCAAAGCCTAAATCTCCGGCAAAATATAATTGCTGGGTATTGTGATTAGTTCGCCTTCCATTTTCTTTCTCAAAGTCTTTCCAGTGAGAAGCCATTTTTACCGTTATTTTGCTTTCTGTCTCTGTATCCTCGATCTGGTAGCCAGTTATAATTCCATCAAATGTTAGTATTGGCGTTCCAATTAATACATCTGAATCACTTAAAATTGCGCGATAAACTTTAATAGGAACGTCGATGTAATTATTTCCAAGAAAGATAGCAATATAAGTTTGCTCAACACCTGACAAAGTAAGAGACAAATCATTAACGCGCAATTCTGCACTTTCAGTAACATCGCCAATGCCAATAAAATTGGCGCTAGAGGCCCAAGTATTTGATAACGCTGTAACGTTTCTACCCCAATCTGTTAATCGCAAAACAGTAGAAAAATCTATTTGGACAAGAGTAGCAATGTTAAAGTTATCTGACTCCAAAGCACTAAGAGTTGCTGAGTTAATTAGTCTAGTCATTAAACAGCCTCGATAAAATCAACGTCATAATTGACAAGAGATGCTGATGCTAAAGAATACTCTTGAATGTCGTTGTTTAGCCTCGCTAAGAATGGCACGTTGTCGTAAGTAATAACTTCATTATTAGCAACAGCCGACTGTAACGATGGCTCAATGCTCAGATTGCCAGTGCCACTTCGATCTGCCGTAATCATGTAGACTTTTGCATGATTGGCAAACTTAACAACATCACCTGTTTTTAACACTCCACTTAATCCGTCAATTGAGACAGTTGTTACTCCAATTGCGTGGATTGCTGTTGATCTTACTGTGCCAGTTGCATTACCTGTTTTACTGCTGATTTCAGGTAAGACAACGTTAAACGTTTCAGCCATTCCTCTTTGAGTCATCACAAACGCCAATACAGGCGCAAATTCAGCGCGAGAAAGGCGAGAATAGCTTGCAGAAAACTCAAAACGTTGACCACCTACGTTTCGCACTTGAGTACGACCAGATAAGCTTTGACTTGATAAGTTGTAATAAACGCTTTTAAATCCTACTGACGCAAAGATTGGTGATGATGGGTATGTTCCACTCATACGATTGATGCCCTCCCTCTATTGTTTACCGCATCATTTATCATGCCAACAATTTGACCTCTACGAGATTGCAGTAGTCGATCAAAGCCAGCGGTATCGTTAGCCTGTACAGAGAAATTGACGTTAACTACGTTTGAGCTTGACGAATTATCGTCACCCATTGCATTTTTTAGACTGTCATTGCTAGTAACTCGGCCTGACGTACCCATTGTTAATAACTCTGGGCCACGCTCACCAACAAGATAGGATTCACCACCACGAACCTGACCACCTAATGCTCTAGCACCCACTGCCATTCCGCTTAAAGCACCAACCCCAGCGGCTACAGGCGCTGTTATAGCTATTGCGGCCACCATAGCGGCTGGTGCTGCGGCAGGGCCAACTATTGGTATTGCTGCTGTAGATGCAAACGCAGCTAGTCCAGCCATTTGAGATAAAGCTGTTGCATTTAGTGCCATAGCAGTTGCTTCGCTTGCCTGTGTAGATTTACCCATTATGCGTTGCATAAGATGATAAGCCATGTACTGAGCTGTCATATCTGCAACCATTTGCGCCATATTTTGACCAACACTAACAACTAAGCCTTTCATTGCCTCTTCAGCAGTAGCAGTACCTTTTAAGAATGACCCAAATGATTCAGCAAATCCTGATTCCATTCCTTCGGCAACACTAACGCTCATTGCGTCAATACTCATTAGCGTTTCTTTGTTTTGCTCAAACCATTTTTGTAAATACGTTTTATTGTCTTCTAATTTTTTTGCTTCTATTTCAGCTAAAATTAATGCAGTTTCTCTTGCTTGTCCTATCATAGCGGCATCAAATTCGTCTTGAAAATCGGCATTTTTATCTAAGTGCGCTTGTAATTCGTCTCTTTCAGCTTTGTGTTCAGCTTTTACTTTTTCAAGCTTCTCTAAACCTCTTTGTGCCGCTTTCTGTGCTAATGCAACAGCAGATTCTGCTGCTTTTTCTTCATCGGCTATTTTCTTATCGTTTAATTTCTTGAAAAGAGCTGCAAGTGCTAACTCATTTTTAGCAAAGTCTGCATCGGCTTTTATCTTTTCTTTTCTTAATGCTATTGATTTTAATAGAGCAGCGTTAGCTTCAATTTCAGCCATCGTTCCACCCTTTAAACTTGCTTGATACAAGAAAAGGGCATCACCTGACAAATTTAAAAGCACTAATTGGTTATTTAGACTTATAGTGTAATTTTGACTTGCTTCTGTTTGTTTCTTTACAGCAGCTTCGGCATCTTCTAATGCTTCAATTGCTTTTTTATCTTTTTGTAGTTTGTTAAAGGTCGCTACGCCTAATGCGATTTGTTCTTTGGTTGCGCCAGACATTGCTAATTGATAAGCAAACAATTGTGCTTCAGTTAAATTTAAAGTAGCTAACTCTTCGCCTAATGTTTTAAGCAAACTATCTGTGCTGTCTGTCATATCATCAACAGAAGTGGCTAAATCTCTATTTAATGCCTCTAAACTATCTACATCAGCTTGATTTTTAAGTAATCTCTTATTGTAGTTATCTAAACTTTCCGAAAATTCCTTATACGCAAAGTTACCTCTTAAAACTTGTTTAGTACTCCTTTCTTGCGCAGCTTCAAGATCAGCAATAGCTTGTTCGTTTTGTTTAATTTCCTTTAGGGCTAAAGACCTAGCGTAAGCTTTTTGTGCGTCAGTAAGATCATCAAAGCTTTCAATAAGACTTTCGTTTATAGTCTTTAGCTTTTTCATGGCTTCGCCAGTGCCAGTAAGACTTCTGTACACTGCACCAGCTAGTATTGCTCCAAACGCAACTAATGCACCAAGAACAGCACCACCAGAACCAAAGATAGAGGCTATTTGCGGCCCCTGTTGACCTAGAATTGTAAATGCACTTGTTCCCATTTGCGCTTGAACCGCAACGTCTTGCAACTGCCAAGACAATTGCTGAGTGGAACCGCGCATAGCTCTAAATGCACCGTTAGTTTCCCCTGCTGATTGAGAGGCAAATCTAGCGGCATCTGCTTGTTTTTTTAAAGCTTCTGCGTTCTTTAATGCAGCTGTTGCAGCATCTAATTGCGCTTTTGTTGCACCTTTTTCCTTTAATTCAAGAATCTTAATCTGCCCAGCCGTCATTCCAACCGTTTTACCCTGCTTTTCAAACTGCTTAGTCAGTTTTTTTGCCGCTTGATCTAAAGTTTCAGTTGTTTTTTGAGTTTTCTTACCAGTTTTTGTAAGAAGGTCTAAATCACCTGTGGCGGTTCTTACACCATCACTATCAACTGTAATCAGTAATTGTGAAACGTCAGCCATGATTATTATTCTCTTTAGAATGTAGCCCATCTAACTGACAAATAACATCAACCTCAAACGTATTGAGATTGCCGTAAATGTGCATATAGGCGTTTATTTCGGAAAAGGTAATTGAGCCAGATGTTGCGTTTTTGATTTCAACAAAAGTTGACCACAAATAACGCAGTTCAGACCTCAATTTAGGTGCATTTTCTAATTCTTTCGGTTTTCGACCAAGAGACTTGGCAACTTGCATTAAATTATCAATACGACTGACAGAAGAGCCTTTATCGTAGCCAATTGACCAGAATTGCCATTTAGCGTAAACACTTAACTCGTCAATTAGCCTTTGATAAAATTTGTTCTGTTAGCAACAAACTGGTCAATTTGAGTCGAAACACTTGGCGCATTTATATAAACATCTTTTGCCATCTTTGGCGTAAACGGAACATCTTTGCCGTTATTTTTTAAACCACGCCAACCTTTAGTAATGGCTACTAAAAGATCAATTTCACCACCTTCTTCTTCTGCAATTAACTTTCTATGATAAGTTCTTACAGCCGTTCTGTAGGTCTTTGAGTCAATGCCCTGAAGGGTTATGTAGAAATCCGTTTCTTTGCCGTCTAAGGGGCTTACAATGCATATCTCAGCCCCTTCTTCGTGTGCTTCTGCCGTATATAAATTATTAATGTCCATTTTGTGCCTTATGATTTAATTATAGTAGTGACTCGATCTAGTAGTAGCCTCGATCTATGAAATTAATTTGGTACTCTAGTTACTTTAATTTGTGACGCATCTGATGCGTTGTATAAAGCAATAAAGTCTAACGTTACAGTTATTGCACCTGGGCCAGAGACTTCTGGATT